GCAGTATATTGGAAAATATTATAGTATCAGTTGGGTTCGTAAGAACATATTAAGACAAACTGAAGATGATATTTCGAAAATTGATAAAGAAGTAGCAAACGAGCAAGATAAAATACAAGATTTAAAAGTAGCTCAAACTGCTGAAACAGATGATGAAGCAATAGATGCAGAACAAGATGAAATTGATCTTGAAACACCTATTACTGATGAACCAAAAAAGGAATAATTTATGGATATGAAAAATAAAATTAAAGACTTAATTGATAATATTGAAATAGGAAATGCTGATGCAATTAATGCATCATTTTCAACAGTAATGGCTGAAAAAGTATCAGCAAGATTAGATAGTTTAAAGCAAGAAGTTGCTAATGTAGTATTTAAAGATAAAATAGAAAATAACTTAGAAAATAATTAGGAGTAAGAATAAATGGCTGTCACTAAAACTATTTTAAAGAAAGCAAAACACGAAGTTGTTGTTAAATTTGCAAATGACACAGGAAGTGCTCAAACATCAACTTTTGATTTAGATGTAGATGCTTTACTTTCCACTGAAGTTATTGAAGGCACAGTAAAAGTAAATATAGTCGAAATACATTGGGCTGGACAAGCAAGCAGTCATTTCCATATTGAAAGAAATAGTGTAAAAATATTTGGTGCAACAGGTTCAGATGCAGATCAATTTATATTTTCAGGATTTGTAGATGGTGTAGAAAACACTTCTGATCTTACAGTTTCTATGAATGGCGAAATATATGTTTATATAGTATTGCGTAAGAATTCAGGATTTGAAAGCAAAATAGAAACAGCACAATTTGGTTCTTATGATGATACAACTGCTAGAGGTAGTTAATTAAATGAAGCTTATAAGAGAATTTACAGAATCAGTAAAATATTTAGTTGAAACTCCAAAAGGAGAAACAACAAAAAATTATTTTATTGAAGGAGTATTTTTACAAGGCGAAATTAAAAATCGCAATGGAAGAATATATCCTATGGAAATAATGAAAAAAGAAGTTGAAAGATATACAAAAGAAAATATCGAAAAGAATCGTGCATATGGTGAATTAGGACATCCTGATTCTCCTACTATCAATTTAGATAGAGTATCGCACATGATAAAAGAATTGAAGCTTGAAGGCAATAATTATGTCGGAAAAGCAAAAATAATGGATACACCATATGGTAAAATCGTTAAGAGTTTAATTGACGAGGGTGCTAATTTAGGTGTTTCATCTAGAGGGATGGGATCGTTAAGAGCAAAGAATGACGGAACTCAATTAGTACAAGGTGACTTTATGTTAGCTACAGCTGGTGATATAGTCGCTGATCCATCAGCACCAGATGCATTTGTGCGTGGTGTTATGGAAGGAAAAGAGTGGGTGTTCGTTGATGGTAAATTCCTTGAGAAAGACATAGAGCAAGTAAGAAAAGAGATAGCAAGTACAAATAGAATAGCCCTTGCTGAAGCTCAAGCAATTCAGTTTGCAAACTTTCTTAAGAAAATAAAATAACTAAATATGAATGGAAAACCATTCTTTATATATTTAAATTAGGAGAATATAAATGAAAATCGAAGAAACTATCGCAAAGCTGTTAGCTGAAGCGAATAAAGCTAAATCTCTATTATCTGAACAAGATAAAGAGGGAAGTGCTTATGCTATCGGCATGGCAAAAGCTAAAGAAATTACAGGTGATGAACCACCTCTTGAAAAAGAAACAATCAAAAAAGCACACGACATCGCTAAAGGTATTCTTAAGAAAGAAGAAATCAGTCCATTCAATGGTCAAGCATTAAAGACTGAAGAAACTGAAGAAGAAAAGAAAAAAAGAGAAGAAGAAGAAAAGGCAAAAGCAGAAGCAGAAAAAGCATCTACTAAATCTGAATCAGAAGTGGCTCCTAACACAGATGATGAGAAAAAAGAAGATGAAAAAGAAAAAGAAATGGTTAAAGAAGTAGAAATGACTGACGACGAAAAGAAAAAAGCTGAAGACGAAGCAAAAGCTAAAGCTGAAAAAGAAAAAACTGACGCAGTTAAAGAACAAGAATTAACAGATAAACAAAAAACTTTACCACCTGAATTGCAAAAAGCAATCAAGGATAAAGAAGAAAAAGAAGCTGTTAAAGAAGAAACTGAAGAAGAAAAAGCTAAAAGAGAAGCTGAAGAAAAAGCTAAAGCTGAAAAAGAAAAAGCTGAAGTAAAACCAGTGTCTGAAAGCGAAGATGAGTCAGAAGACGAATCAGAAGATGAAAAAGACGAAGATGAAAAAGAAATGAAATCTGAGTCTGAAGATGAAGATAAAAAAGATGATGAAAAGAAAGAAGACGAAAAAGAAGTGAAATCTGAATCTGAAGAATCTGAAGATGATGAAGAAAAAATTAAAGATAAAAATGCTAAAAAACCAGACGAAGTGAAAATGAACGAAAAAACAAATGAATCAGTTAAAGTAGATGTATCTGCTGACGTTGAAGCATTGTTAAAAGGCGAAACACTTTCTGAAGATTTTAAAGCAAAAGCAAAAGTAATATTCGAAAACGTAGTAATCAATAGAGTAAAAACTGAGATTGCTCGTATTTCAAATGAATTGAAAACTGAAAATGTTAAAAACATGTCAGTTATCAAAGAGAGCCTGATTGAAAAAGTTGATGGATATCTCAGCTATGTAGTTGAGCAGTGGGTCTTACAAAATGAAATCGCTCTTGAATCAGGTATTAAGACTGAAATACTTGAAGACTTTGTAAGTGGTTTAAGAAATTTATTCGAAGACCATTACATTGAAGTACCAAATGAAAGATTTGATGTACTTTCTGATCTTCAAGACAAACTTAATACTACCAAGAAAAACCTTGATGAAGCAACAGCTGCAAATGCTAAAATTACAAAAGCATTTAATGATTTACGCAAAAATGAAATCATCACAGCAACTTCAAAAGATCTAGTGTCAACAGATGCAGAAAAACTTAAATCATTAGCTGAAGAGCTAACGTTTGAAGATGATGCGTCTTTTGAGAGAAAAGTACAGACAATAAGAGATAATTATTTCTCAGCAGTGTCTGCGACTCAAAATTCTACTAAAACAATAGTAGATACAATAGTGACTGATGAGCCAATCGTTATCAACGAGTCAGCTAAAATAACTGACGTAAAAATAGCTGCATATGCAGAACTATTAACTCGCTCAAAGAAATAAATTTAAATAACAATAATAACGGAGAAACAAAATGAAAAGTAGACAAGATCTATTAAAAAAATGGGCTCCAGTATTAGATCACGAAGGTGTTGCACCTATTAAAGATGCATACCGAAAAGAAGTGACAGCTGTTCTATTAGAGAACCAAGAGCGTTCTATTAATGAAGAAAAGCAAGCACTTTTTGAAGCAACTCACGCGAACGCAGCTGGTGCGATGCCAGACAGTTCAGGAGTAGCTAAATTTGATCCAATATTGATCTCATTAGTACGTAGAGCAATTCCACAAATGATCGCTTATGACGTTTGCGGAGTTCAACCTATGACACAACCAACTGGCTTAATATTTGCTATGAAAAGCAGATATACATCACAATCTGGAACAGAAGCTTTATTTAACGAAGCTGATACAGATTTTGGTGGTACAGGTACACACGCTGGTTCAAATCCAGTAAGTGGTGCTTATACAACTGGAACTGGTTTAACGACTACTGATGCTGAAGGATTAGGCGATTCAACAGCGTTCGGTCAAATGGCGTTTTCAATCGAGAAAACTTCAGTGACTGCGAAAACTCGTGCTTTAAAAGCTGAGTACACAGTTGAATTAGCACAAGATCTAAAATCAGTTCATGGTCTAGATGCTGAGAGTGAATTATCAAATATCCTATCTACTGAAATCCTTGCGGAAATCAATAGAGAAGTAATTAGAACAGTTTACACATCAGCTAGAACAGGAGCTCAAGTCGGCACAACAACTGCTGGTACTTTTGATCTTGATGTAGATTCTAATGGAAGATGGTCAGTTGAGAAATTCAAAGGATTATTATTCCAAGTAGAAAGAGAAGCAAACGTTATAGCACAAGAAACACGTAGAGGAAAAGGTAATTTCATTATCGCTTCTTCTGATGTTGCGAGTGCGTTAGCGATGTCTGGTGCTTTAGACTATGCTCCAGCTCTTTCAACTAATCTTAATGTAGACGAAGCTTCTACAACTTTTGCTGGTGTCCTTAATGGTCGCTACAAAGTGTTCGTAGATCCATATTCTGCTAACACAGCTGCAACGCAGTTGTTATTAGTAGGATATAAAGGTAGCTCAGCATTTGATGCTGGTATATTCTATTGTCCATACGTTCCATTACAATTGGTGCGTGCAGTAGATCCTTCTACATTCCAACCAAAAATAGCGTTTAAGACACGTTATGGTATGGTAGCGAATCCATTCGCAGGATTAACATCAAATACTAACTTCTACTACAGAAAAGTAGCAGTGACGAATTTAATGTAATCTAGGAAGTTGATTATATAATTTTAAAGGGGGGGATGAAAGTCTCCCCCTTTTTCATTTATACTAAATAATTATAATATGACTCTTAAAACTTCAAATAAACCATCAAACATTAACCCACTTAATCCTAACGGATTTTCTTTTTCATTTGCACGTATTCCAAATGTAAATTATTTTGTTCAGTCGATTAATATACCTGATCTTACATTAGGTGAAGTTGTTCAATCAACACCACTTTCAGATGCTTACATTCCAGGAGAAAAACTAGTTTATGGTGTTTGTAATTTAGAATTTATAGTAGATGAAGATATGGAAAATTATCTCGCACTATATCGTTGGATGGTTGCTCTTGGCAAACCAAGAAACTATGAACAATATTTAAATTTTCCAACTACTGACACTGAAGCTTATAAAGCAAATTTAAAAGAATTAGCAAAAAATTATTCAGATGGC